GTAGCGGCGGCAGCGCGAATGCCTTGCGCTCATCTACTGGCTGCGCTGGAGCAGTGGCGGCGCGACGGTTCCAAGTTCGGACGCAGGCTTCGCGATGTTCTGGCGCATAAGTGTCAGTCTGAGCATTGCCGGGGCAGTCGCTTTCTTCGCCACATTCGATGCCGATGTCGCGTCCAGTCTTGAACCACTTTGCTGGCGTGCCGCAAAAAGGGCACGGCTTCAACTGGTCGTTTGTTGTTTCAGTCATGCTGCCTCCCCTATTTTTTCATCCGAGAACTTGACGCCTTTTTGCGCACCGAAGGCATAGATAAGCTCGATCAATTCGGAAAACTCTTTCTTCGACATCTTGCTTGTGCGCTGGCCACAGACCACGAATCCGCCATCAAGCCCAGGCACGACTTTTTGCTTCTTGAGCGAGGCGGAAAATACATCCTTCCACTCCTCGTCGGTCAGTTTCTGGCCGTACCAATCGACTTGGCGCGAGATTTCTTGCAGTAGCGGCCACATGAGGGCATTTTGGTCGAGCGTCCGCGTCGGCTCGCTGATCGTCACGACGAAGCCATCAGGGGCGGCCATGCATGCCTGTGCTGCGTTTGCGCGGGCGCCCTTGTGGACTAGACGGAAGTGCAGCTTGCTCATGCCGCCTCAGCAAATGTCATGCGCTTGTACAGGTCGCGGGTAAGCGCAACATCGTGCTTGCAGTATTCGGCAACTTCAGCAATGCGCCCATCGCGCACGTAATCCCATACCATGCTGCCGTCGATGTCGCCTTTGCCTTCGAGCCCAATAGCGCGCGTGATCTTGTCCAGGCTGCCGCCCGCTCTTGCTCCCCAGCGCTGCATAGTGTCGAAAACGTGGTCATCCCATGGCTTGCAATTGAACGGGATGAATCGCGAAGGCTTCACGCCAAGCACTACACAGCGCTGAAACATGAACCGCAGATCAAACTCGATCAGATTGTGGCCGACAAAAGTAGGGCGCACATTCGGGTGCGCGCTAATACGCGAATCAAGAACGCTAAAGAACTCCCATAGGTGCTCAGCTTCGTTGGCATGCCATTCGTCTGAATAGAAGGAGATTGGCGCCTCATCATTGAACGCAACGCCGATGACGCAGATATGGCCAAGCGCGCCATCAAAGGATGTCTTGCGCCATGCGGCTTCCGCCTCTGCTTCGGCGTTTTCCTTCATCCATTCCGCGATGGATTCCGGCTTCTTGTAAGTTACGGGCGGCTTAATGTTTGCCAGAAATTCGGCGCGCACTTCCGGCGATTGGCTTGGGCAGGTTTCGATGTCAAGTGTTATCAGCATGTCGTCTCGCGGGGCGAACCCCGCGCCTCCGTGTTAGGTCAGAATGGGATGTCGTCCGATACGAAGTTGTCAGGCGTCGAATGCTGCGACGCGCCGGCCGCAGGAGCAGGGCGGTAGCCTTTCAGCTTCTTGACCGGCTGGAGCTGGCTGACCAACTTCTCCAGAACGCGCGCCTCTTGCTTCTCAAGGATTTCGACAGCAACCTGTTCTGTCTGCGGATCAAAGAACCCGGCGAAAGTCGGCTTCGTGCCTACAGTGCCATCCTTCTTTTCGTACTCCTCCATCTGGAGCAAAACGCCGATCGGCTTGCTCATCAGGGCCGGGTAAATTTCAGCCTTATGCTTCACCATCGACTTGCTTGCACTGTCGAACTCTTCGACTTCGCCCATCTTCGGCTCGATGTTGCGCACCTTGAGGCATGTCATCAGGGCCATCAGTTGCTTGAAGCCGTAGATTTGCTTGCCTTCGCGATTGATCGTCCAGGTGGTCAGGTAGTCGGCAGACTGGCCGTTATTGGTCTCGAACGAGAACTCAATTCCTTCGGTTCCCTGAGTGCTCATGACCTTTTTTGCCTTGGTGAACTGGCCAATGTATTTGCCGGTCTCGGTAATACGTCCATTGCCGCTGTCTGCTTGCTTGGCTGCGTCGGTGTCGAGGGTGTATGCGCTCATTGCTCTGTTGCTCCTGTCAGTTCATAAAAGTTGGAAATTGCGGCATCTACTTCTGCTAAATCGTTCGGGATGCGCTCCGAATCAAAAAGTCCAATTGGAGTTTTAACTGTGTCGTGCCCGTTGTTCCGGGTGCTGAACAGATAGTCCTTGTCGGTCACCACTGTCCGCAATACGATCGTGAACAAGCCCTCCGGCGTGATTTTTTCGTCCAATAACTTCCCGATCGTCTTAATCTTGGTGTGGCCTTGATCGTCTGTGGCGGTATGGCTCAGCAGGTACACGCGCACATCATCAGGCAGGGAATTGGCTGCGTTGAACAGTTCCCAGGCGTGTTTGGCAATCTCGGTGAACTTGTCGAATCCGCGCTCCTCGGAACGGCGCATGAACTCGTTTGCAAGCACATATTGGAAATCGTCCACAACGATTACTTTGCGCTTCGTCTTGCGCATGATCATCGCGATCATTGACCAGTCGTCAGAGACGAATATGTTGCCGGTCTTGTTGGTCTCTGCGTTGAAGTAGGACCATCCTTTAGAACGGAATGGAAGCGGCTTCTTGACCACTTGGATCAGCAATGTATTTGCCGGGTCGAGGTTGCGCATCGAGGCAGATTTGCCCGTGCCACTCTCTCCTAAGACTACCGTCGATATGCTCATTTGCTCTCTCGCTCTGGTTAATATTTCGCTCTTGTTGCTCAATGTATTGCTGCTCTTCGTCCTGCGCTTGCTGTTGCCAGAATTCCGCGCCGCTCATGATTACTTCAGCTTCCGCAAATCTGATTCGAGGATCGCTATTGCTTTGTGCGTCTTCGCTAGTTCTGTAGAGCCGCTGATCTCTTGCTCCTTGAAATAGGCTGCATCGCTATACAGCCAGCTCAGTTTTACTTGCAGTGCCAGGCGCTTGAAGAAGCGGGCAGCCGGATCAAGCGACAGGCTCATGAGTTGGCGGGCGGTCATGCTTCCCTCGCTTTCAGCATGGCGTCAGCGATGCGGTAGTAGAGCTTTGCTCGTCTTGTGATCGCCTCGTCCGGCACTTCGATGCTCCAGCCGCTTTCGAACGCAGCATCACCGGCAGCAACCTTCGCTGCGAAGTAATCGCGCAGTGTCATGCCAGGATCAACATTTGGCGCATGGCCCTCTGTTGTGCAGGACATCGGGAATGCTTGCCCGCCTGTTTTCTCGTTGCTCATGCTGGCTCTCCTGTTGCTTTGGCGATGGCTGCGCATACCTGATCAAATGCATGGTTATCCGCTTCAGTCATTACCGCAGTTTTGCTGTGATCATCTTCATAAATGAAGCTGTCCCTCACAGCAATCAACACTTCCAGCAGATCAGGCGCGGCAGCTATCAGGCGGGCATTTGCTGCCATGCGGCCTTCAAGTTCGTCTTGATTGTCTTCTGTCGCATCGTTGTAAATATCCAAGGCGGCGATCGCCTCATGCTCAGCGTAGATGCCGGTGCGCGACCAACTATGCTCCGTTACTGTCCACGGCCCCGGAGTGAATTTCGCACTCATCAGAACACCCCATTCGGCAACAGAGTGTCAATCAGTCCCTGCGAGAAGCACATGATTGCGATGATTCCCGCAAACGCCATTGCTTCGACTTTGGTTATTTTCTTGTTCATTTTTATTGGTCCCTTAAATCAGTTCTTGTTAGTTGGTTTGGTTCCGGCATGGGCGGCGAAGGTACGTAACCCGTGGAGCAATGCTGCGTGAAGGACATCGCCGTTTGACAGGTGATAATGATTCATCAAAGACTGTGTGAGATTGCGGCAGTAATCGCGAATCGCGGCGTCGATGTCTTGCGTTTCGATGCTGGCAGCTTGCCCAGCCTTGAATGCCTCGTCCCACACATGCAGGAAGGCCGCCTTCATATCTCCATGCTCCATGAAATCGCCATCGAAATACGCCCGCATCTGCTCGGCTATCAATTCGTCCTTAGTCATTCCCATCGCCTTAAACTTGTTCCGGTGCGGTCGGCGCGGCAGCAAGTATCTCCAGCCGCTTTGCGTCGATGCGGTCGCGCATGCTTCGCGCAATCGAAAGAGAGTCATCATGCTCATTTGCGATTGCGGCAAATGCTTCAACAGCCTCCACTAATAGCCACTGCGCTTTTTCTAGTAGATCCTTCGGCGCGGCACTGACAGCTTGTTGAGTCTCTTTGTTATTCATCATTAGCCCCTTAAACATCACATTTCAGATCGGCCGCCACTTCGCTGCAGTATTTGCGGAACTCGGCAACTGTTATTCCCATCTCATCAGCGGCGCGTTCCTCCTCTTCCTCGTCGCAGATGCGATCCCATAGGGCGTCGTAGTAGCTGTCGCTCATGCTGTCTGCTCCTGTAAGAACTTCAGTGCATCGCTGACTTGCTGGAGATCTTCGCGAAACAGCGCCTTGATCTCATCGCTTGGAGCTTCGCGAATGGTCTGCCGAAGTTTGATCGCTCGATAGCTGATCGCCTGGATGAGCGTGTCGCGGATCTGTGGCGTGAGCTGGCACATGATTAAGCGGCGCGCTGGATGGTGGAAACGTCGGCCGGCGCGTCCTTGGTCTCATCGAAGTGGACGGAAATGCTGCGCAGGTTGCCGTAGCTTGAATCGATGATCATCGCGTTGACCTCAATGCCCATTTCTTTGGCCTTCTTGAACAGCAACTCTTGAATGTCTTTCTGATCAAATTCGAGTTTCACGGCTAATCTCCGGTTAAAGTTGGTTTGGCAGACGCCCAAGGAATCGAACCTTGCACAGTCGGATTTGGAGTCCAACTCGCCAGCCTTGGAACATTGGCGCCTGTAAACCGGACTTCCCCGGCGGCCATCAGACCTTTGCACGGTGTCTGCTCTCCGTTACTAAGCAATCAGATCTGCAACATAGCTGCCTCCGTCATCATTTCCGACCATTGCGGCGGTGGCCGTTACGCCCTGCTGATTGGTTGCCGCGATGTGTTGCGGTATGTGTGTA